CAGTACCATTTTGTGAAACTGTATTTAAAGAACCTGCTCCTGAAGATATTTTATCTGAGCCTATATAACCACCATCTCTAAATCTAGCAGAATCAGTTAAAGGATTGCCATCTAGCTCAATAGTTCTTCCCAATATTTCATCACATTCTCCAACTGATAAAGCATAGACCACATACAAGTCTTTTGAGTCATTTGCATTTACATCCATGTAGATAACCTGCGCTCCTACCCTTCTCACACCATATATAACAGGTATCTTCCCACCAGCAGAGGTTTTGTTTAATAGAATATCCTGACCTTTAGCCATCATTTGTCTAGCTTGCATGAATCCCCTAACACCAACTGCTAAAGTTGCAACATTAAGAAAACCAGTTATTCCTGCTAATACATTACCTAAAGTACCTTTAACACCAAAACTTGTGCCTACACTTATAAAAAAATTAGCTATAGCCGACCAAAATGCCATTATCTACCCCACCTAACATCTTCTTTAACTTGAGTAGCAAATTCCATACCTTTATCACCTGTACTAAATGATTGTTGTGATTCATCAGAAAAGTGTCTACCTTTTGTTAGATTCCAATTTGCCCAATGCGAAGCAACAGTTAATGTCAAAACAGAACTATCTATTGTTTCTGATATAGATACATTTCTAACCTGACCAGTAAAATAATTAATCGCACCAACAATAGTTTCATCTGAATTAAAATAAGCTAAATATATATCTACTATTTTATCTGTAAATTCTCCATCTTCTACTAAAGACCTAACTTGATTAGTAACATTAGAAAAAACTATATTTAATTGATTTACTTCTAGCTGACCTGTTTCAGAAGCCATATCAACTTGTAAAAAAGAACCACCAGCTTCATAGCTATTAGAGTCGTAAGTTACGTCAGCATACCAATCTGTTAATCTAATAGTTGACGATAAATTTAACTCAACTAAAAAAGCTGTCTTAGTTGCTGTTGATGATACTTGTGTTTGTAAAGCAGTAGATAAACTTCTAGGCATTAGGTTATAACCTCTCTAACATCAAATGAAATACTATAAAAACCACTAGCATCTGTTGAATACATAATTTCGTTATTTTCTAAATATACAGTAAAGCTAGGTTTATTTACAGTAACAGCTTCATTATTTGCTAGAGATGCTACTAAATTCGGAGATATAAGAACAGTTAATGCTCCGCCACTATCAGAATCAATATCTGATTGAACCATATAAACTTTACTATGACTTGCAAATTTAATTAGATCACCTGCTTTTAAAGCCCCTGTTTGGCTTGCTGAGAAGCCATCTAAAGCAATAGAAGCATCGCCTGATGCATGTGTCCCAACTACTTGAATATCTGTTTCTGCTTTGCCTGCACCTAAATTATCTAATGGTGCAACTATAGTAAAATCTTCAAAAGAACCTTTTTGTTTTTGTAAAAATGCAAATACCTCTTGAGCTTTCTCTTGTTGTAGAGGTGGCATTTGCACTGTAAAAGAAAAATATTGACTACCTATTTGTCTGACTTGTTTTTTACCTGATAAAGTCTGATTTAATAAAGTAGGTCTATTATCTTTAAAATTTAAACTTCTAAAATTAGGAGATGTTGGAAATTGTCCTGACATTATACGACTCCCATTTTGCCTTGATTATTCATGGCATTGTTTATGATTGATGTTATCAATCCTTTTCTTGATGCTAGTAACTGGTCAAATCCAGCAGCATCTACTGTTGATATATTAAAGTTGACTGTTGGTGCAGCTTGAGCTGTTCCTATTTGTTTTAAATCTTGATTACTAACTATTTGACCTGATTGATTTGGAATAAATAACTCTCTACCTGATTCACCAACCATATATGATTTGCCTGCATTTACCGAACCACCTAAAGCTCTTTTACCTATAGTGGTTGTTTCTAATATTGGGTGTAAGTCAGGTATAGACTGTGTTAAAGCTGCTGCTTGTTGTGTTGATCCTCCAGCCATAAAAGAATCTATACTTGAAGTTATGCCAGCAACTAATTTTTGCACAACATATACTTGCAATAATTCTCTTATAACAGCTTGAGTTACACTCATTGCCAATGTTTTAAATTCTAAGAATTTTTGACTTGTTATATCAAAAAAATCAAGATAAGCATTTGTTAATTTGCCTTCAATGGTTTCGCCAAAAGTTTTTGTTATAACAATAGAATTTTTAGTCTCTTCTTGTACTTTTTTTAATGCTTCTAAATAAGCATCCGTTCCATCTAAATTAGTAGAATTTAATACTTTTTTTGCTTCAATTAAAATTTCAGTATTTAGTATTTCTTCTTGTATAGCATCTAATTCTTTTTGCTGTTGTCTTCTTCCAAATCTTTTTGCATTTTCTTCTTTTGCTTTAACTAATTCTGCTTCTCTTGTTTGTAAATCTGCAAGTTTCTGATTCAACCCTTCTAAACTATCAGCGTATTTATCTGTATTTTTGGATGCCATCATAACCATTGATGCTAAAGCCCCAAAACCAACAGCCACTGCTGTTATTGGATTTGCTAACATAGCAATTTTTAATAATCTCAATGAAGCAATTAATCTTGGTATTGCAGTAGCAGCTAATAATGTTATGGCTGGTATTAGTATTTCTTTTATATTTCTTGCAAAGAAAGAGGCCGCATCAGCAATAATACCAAAAGCATTGGTGCTTTTTTGTATATCTCCAATCATAAACTGGAAACTGTTTCTTATAGAAACCCCAGCCTGACCTAGAGTCATAGGCATTTCTGCTATTTTTGCATTAGTTTCTTCTACTCCAGCAATTAAAATTGGCATTACTTTTTCAGCAGTTAAACCACCAGCATGACCAAATTCTCTAAGCTCACCAACTGTCATATTAAGACCTTTAGCTAGCATCTTGGTAAGAATCACATTGTTTTCCATTACGGAACGTAATTCGTCACCTCTTAAAGCTCCTGAAGCTAAACCCTGTGCTAACTGCCTAGCAGAGTTATTTGCTTCTTGAGTATGTGAACCAGCAATAATGAAGGTGTTAGCTACCATTTGTGTAGCACTAGCTAATTGATCTTGTGTAGTTCCTAAATGCTCTGTAGCCAAAGCAAGCCTTGTATATAACATAGCAACAGAATCAAAATCTGATCTTGATTCCATAGCAATTCTTTTCATGCTATCCATAGCTACTGCTGTTGCAGTAGCACTACCAGTCAAGGCGTTCATTCTATTTTCTACACCAATCATTACATTGGCTGCTTGAACTATCTCTCTAGTACCAAAGGCAGCAGCAATAGTAGCCCCTAGCCTAGCAACTTGGCTCTGAACACCATTAATATCACCTTTAAATTTCTTTAAAGCAGCAGCAGATTTGTTATTTGCTAACAACTCTATTTGATACTTTAATCCTTTACTTAGAGCCATTCTGTTCTTCCTTTATTTCAAGATAAGCTAACCAGCCCTGAAACTCCTCTACTGTAATCTCTTCTATTTCAGCTAGAGTTTTATTAAGTTTTTCAGCTAAAGCATATTTTATAAATAGCTGCTTATCTTCAATTACTTTTTTTTAATTTGTTCCTGCGAAATATTGTTCATCATTTCACTTGAAACTCTTATTAATACATCTCTATCAACCCTCTCCAATAAGGTTTTCTTATCAGCGATGGTAAATAACTTTTCCCCAGCCTCGTCTAATGCTTTATAAATTAAAACATAAGCTAAAAGCTGTACTTCGTCATCTTGTGCTAGTTTCATAAATTTAGAAGTCTCTGAAAGAGTTATTGGTCTACAATAAATCTTAAGCGGATTATTTTCATCCTCACCCCATTCAGGGACTTCTATAATTTTAGTTTCTATGCTGTCAAAATGTTTCTTTGCGTTATCTATTGCTGACATTTTTTATACTGTTGTTGATGTTAATGCACCAGTTCCTTGAACTGAAACACTTGCTTCAACTAGACCATCAAATGATGCACTTCTTGTTACACCAGTAACAATAGCTGAACCAGTATAATAAGTATCACCTGCTGTATCTCCTTCAGGATAAACATTAAGAGTTACTTCTGAGCCAATAGTTAAAGCACCTTGACCTGAAGTATCAGTCTCATCCCAAAATACATCTACACTTCCTGAGAAAGAAGTCAATGATGATTTATACGTTCTAGCAGAATCACCCATTGAAGTATCTTCTAAAGTATCAGCAGTTTCTTCAAGTGAATACGATCTTATTTCAGCCACAGCATTAGAACCGACTTTTACAGTTCCTTCACTTCCTTTATGTGTTGCCATTTTCTACCTCGTCTTTCGACTTTTTCTTAGAAGAAGATTTAATTTT